TACCTAAATCATAGAATATTTTCATAGTTGATCCTAAATTTTAGCAAGGTTATTGTAGAGTATAGGTTCGACTTTAAGACAGGAAGTGTCCCTATCAACTTTATCTCGTTTCCAACTCCAATTTGTGTTCATTGGCATATAATGTCCGTAATATATGCTAGTAGATTGGATAGTCATTGGACAGTTGTGAACTGACCATTGATAATTTAATACACGATTAGGGATTACCATCCATTTATTACCTATACCAATTTCATTCCTGCTATCAGTACAGTAATAATTTTTAAAACTTCTAGCATCTTGAGGTATTGCTTCTGCTAAAATGTTATTTGTTACATCATATGGTTCTATCCATCGACCTTTATAACAGTATCCTGCTACATTACTTGATTCTAGATCTATTAATACAGTAGACAAATCACCGTTATCTATTACAATTAGTTCATCGATATCACAATTTACCACTAACTTTGCATTTGAAACATATCTACGTTTAGCATGTTCAAACATACTACTCTGTGCATAGTCACTGTCCCATACATTATAGTAATTGCAATCAAATCCTTGAGGGCCGTATGGTACATTCCATTCAACTACTTTAACAATTACATTTGGGATTTGAATAGCAGCTTCTAGTTCGCTTGCAGTATATCTATCACTTCTATTGTCATAAATTACAACACCGCTTATGCCATAATTAACTAAATGATATAAAATCCATTCTCTAATCCATGAGATAGGATTATTCTTTTGTAAAGTCATAAAAACTATCTTATTATCAAAAGTTCTATCTTGTTTGTTAATAGATATTTTTACATCGCCTGGGTTTAAAATTATTTCATTTAGAGGTGTTGCGGTTTCTATAACAGTAATACAAGCTCTATCCATTTCAATAATTTGAAACGGTAAAACTGTGCCAGTTGTTGTAAAGAAATTACAGTTTTGTTTTAAAAAATTACCTGTTTCGTATAGAGGAGGACCTATTAATAATACAGGGCCGTTCTCTAGTTGAACCGCATCATACCATAAATTATCCCAGTCAAAATTTTCATCAAATTTCATCCCGCTGAAATAGTCACGTCGTAGCTCTACTGGTCTTGCAGGCTCTCTTTTAAATCCCCACAATGAAGGATATTTGATAATAGAACAGGTATCAGTCATACACTGTTATACTAACTGTTTTTAATTGTTAATACAAATTCAAAATTAGATATGAAAACAAAATAGTGTTTGGTTAACCCATATTTCGTTATAACCTTCTGCGTGAAACTTCTCAGCAAGCACACTATGTTCTAGATCAAATTTACCTAATCTATCATTGTAATGATTGTATCTAATACCTTTTTTAAAAGGTTCTGCTTTGATTAAACAAGCACTATTAAATGTACCGTAAAATTTAGAAACTGGATTTTCTTGAGCATCGTCTTTCCATGTACCCCATTCTTCATCAGGCGTTCTTCTCATACTCCATGTATCATATACACGCCACTTAGTTATATTTTGATTACCTACTATTACATCTAGTGTTACATACTTAGGAACATTAAAGTCGGTTTGAAGAAATGGAGTTAAACTAACTCCGCTATACATATCAGGCGATGTTAATCCAACTGATTCAAAATCAAGAAGTCTAGGGATAAAATCATCTGGATATACAATATCACAGTCTAAAAATAAAATATAGTCTGCTTCTAGATACATGTCTTTTGCAAAAACAGCATTGTTTCTTGCATTGGCAAGATTAACGATTCTTTCTTCTTCTACAACACTACCAAATCGTTTAGTTCCTATTTCATCACATGCAATATATGCATTGTGAAATTTAGAAGTATCATACTTGGACAGTATATCGGGGGTGTTGTCTACACTATCATTTTCGTATAAACTTAAACTAAACGTATGTTTATCTTTTAACTGTTCAACAAATAAGTCAATTTGACCTAGAAATTGTGCCATCTTTGGTCCATTGTCGCGAAGTATGCTGCAAATTAAAATATGCATGATTAATCCTTATTATAAATTTCGTTTAGAACTGCAAGATGTTTATGATAATATTCTTCATTTGGTACATCATCCATGTAAACATTTTGACCTAATTTAAACTTTGAGAGGTTGCGATGATTGAATAGTTCTTTGCCTGATCTATCTCGCTGAACCATTACTGACCCGCCACCCCATTTCTTATATTGGTTAACGTGCCCCTTATGAAACGGACCATACGGAATAAATCCATAAGGTAGATTAGGATCTGCAAGTGCATTAACTGGCCACGGATGCCAGCCTCTTATTACACCTATTCTTTGCCATGCTAATCTAAAAGTTTCCTTGTCGCCGCCAAAGTTATAATAAACTTCGCAGTTATCAGCATAAAACTTTAATAAAGAAAATTCAATTCCACATTTATTTTTATTAATAACAAGCTGGCCAGCTTCGCATAGTTCGCTATCGTTATATGGGATATTAAAAACTTGCCAAACAACGCTTTGTGAAAAGAATTGATCAGCAGAATCTGGGCTAAAAATATCTCTCCAAAACAAACTACCCTTTTGTTTATACTCGGGGTCATCAAATAAAAACTCTGGGTTTCTTATTGGACAATTATCAGCATCAATCCAAAGGTTTTCTGCGTAGTCACTTTCGTATAATGCATATATTTTACAAGCCCATCCGTGAGAGTGTCCATAGCGGCTTATAAAGTTCTTAGGTTCGCCTGTTATAGTTTTAACTTGAACCTGTCCTGGAATTATACCCTGTAATAGTTCTATCTGCTTAGATGTAAGTTCACCTGTTTTATGAAATATTTCAATAGGTAACAAACAGCCTAATCTTTTTAATTCTTGTAAAAGTATCCAAGCACTGGGAAATTCTGCATCATAACAACTTGTTACAATACTTTTACCTTCTGGAAAAGTTTTAGGTGTAACCGAATTTAAAAATTGCTGTTCTTTATTGTGCAAATCTGCTAATGTTACTTGCATAGTAAACCTTTATTGATACTTGTTTGTGATCACGGGAGACCAAGCTGGAATTCTATCCCATTGGTGCAGAACTACATGGCGTTGACCTTTACTTGTGGTTGCAAATTCGCCGTCCCATTTAGGTTCAGCTTCTAATAAATGCGGTCTGAATCCGAGTATCTTAGACGGATCTACAGTTGTGCCTGCTTGGCAAGCCCATCCATCTTCACTGTTAGCAAATTTTGTAATATTTTTCCAAATATCTGTTTGCAATAAAATGTTTAGAGCTGCTTGATCTGGTCCACCACCACCTGGTATCTGTCCCGGTAGTCCGTTGCATGTTAAAAATAAGTTAAGTGCAAGATCTCGTATAGTAGACATTTCTCCAGCTAGTACACCGCAATTATAAATTGGCTTGGTTCTCATAAAATCGAGCATCATCGGAAAGCTGCGGTGCATATTATTAAGACCCCAGTCTTCGTTTTGATATCGTAAACTTTCAGCACTAACTAGTAACTTTTTGTCTTGCAGGTTCCCTTCTAACCAAGTGCTAGGATTTGATTGGAATATAACATCTTTAACATCGGTTGTTATTACATACCGATAAGATCTAGTTTCCTGAAGGCTTGTTAAGTATTGCCATATATCGTAAAATCGTTGTACAACAATTGAAAACTGTCCAGGGAAAACAAGACGATTTTTTGTATCATCTTTTCCAAATGCGTAAATGCTGAAATTTCGATCTACGAGTTCTTTAGCAGTTTCGTATGAACTATTATAAACAATCATAGATTTGTCACCGGTAAATCCGGATTGATCTATGCTGTTAACCCAATATTTGATTTTATCCCAGTCATAATCAGTGAAACAACCAATTATAAGATCTTTCATGAGAATCCTTGCGTGTAAACAAAATAGTTTACCGAGTTATGGATTCTATTTGCAATTTAGATCTATAAATTGATTAACATGTAAGGAACACATTAACTTGATAACTTTTTCGCCATTCTCGTGCTGTAAAAGTCCACCCAGTGTCTTTTCTATCTTACTAGTATCTTTCATACTTGCAAGTGAGGGAATATATTGTTTAATTAATTCAAAGTCTTCTTTTGGCCATTTTGGATTATCGAATATTGCAAGTGCTTTAAACCATCTAAGTACAATTTCGGGGCTCTTTTTGATTTTTTCATACTGGCTAGGATTGAGTCTAATAACACTATTTTTTAAATCATCGATTCCTTTGACATAATCATGGATATTACCGTCCATATCAAGACTTAGACTGTTTATAGTTAAGTCTCTACCTTCTGCATCTTCTTCCCAACCTTGTCCTCGAACAATCTGCATGGTATCGTCTACGTTTATTTTATAAGCAATACTTGTAACATCAATCTTATCATCACCGAATACTGCTTTAACTGTACCATGCACGATACCCTTTGCATCGTACTGGATACCTTCTAAATCAAAAATTAGAATTAGTTCTGCAGGATCTGCGTCAGTAGCAAAGTCTATATCACGTGGTGGTTTACCAAGTAAGAAGTCTCTAACAGCACCTCCTACAACACGTAAGTCAAACCCATATTTACGAATAGCGTTGATTACTTCTTTGATTTCGGGTGTAAAAACACGTTCAAAATCTTCAAGGTTTATAGGAGTTACAAAATCTTCTTCAAAAATGTTCATGCCATTATTTATAAACTAATGCGCCAATATCCTTTGCGATACTTAGATTCAATATATATGAACCATTCGCTGTCAGCCCACTTATATATTTTACCACTAAAAAGATTTGTGAGATAATGAGTGTTATAAGTCTCTAAACTTGCATTGAACACAACAGTCCATTCTGATCCATTAAACTCTATAATGTCGTTAATGTTTGCATCTACCGAACCCCATATTAAACTTTGTTCGGCAATCTTATTGGTTAACAAATAACGTTGACCAATTAAAGCAGCAGGTAACCCATTTCCTGGACCTTTTGCAAGAGGATCTATTATAGCATTAATAGAAGATAGAGTCATACCTGGGAGACTTTGAGAATCAATTTTCCAAATGATACGGTTTTGATCTGTTGGATGTAACGACATCCAACCGACAACATCTTCACTGTTATCTTCAATATCACTTAATTGTTTAATACGTAGTTGACTAGCATTTGAACCAAACTCAACATAGTCATTAAACTCGCCGTATGGTTCGAATAATCTCCACCACGCTAAATTTCCTCCGGGATACGTTGAATTTTCTAATCCCATATTTTGAAGAGGAGTACCTATATCATTAGATAATGTAATATCTGATCCAGTATTATTAATAAACCAAATAGAATTTTTATTATGCATCTGAACTGCTAATGTTGTATTGCCTAATAATAATTGGCAATTATCAACAAAAGTTGATACATTACTGGTATCTATCGGAATAGTAACACCGTTAAAAACGAGTCGAGTCCCTGGAATTAATTTAGGAAATGGAATAGATTTTGCCACAGTGGGATAATGATTAGGATCTTCTAACCCGCCGCCTTCAGTTAATAATCTAATGTCGTATGTATTATCTCCGGTGTATTCCAATCCGATACTATAATTACCAGGCGTTGTGATAGTTCTAGATAAGAACTCGTATTCGCTCCATTCCCAATCGTATTCGCCTTTGGAACCTTGAATAACATCTGTAATAATTTCGTGAATAATACTTTGTCTTTTGACTTTTGCAGGAGGATTAATCCAAATTGGAACTTTAAATGATAAAGTAAGAACATCTATTGGATTTTCAGTCCCAACAGGAATACTTCTACTACTCCATGTTATACTTTCCTGCATTTCAATATAGCTAAGCAATGTCCAATCTAAAGGGTTATTACTAGTTTGAAACTCAATTGCTGGATTATAGAGCATGAAAATTTGTTCTAACAATTCTTCTTTTTGATTTGTGTTACTAGTCCATATATCAACTTGCATTACCAAGTCGTACGGGACAGGCATATAGCGTTCTACAGTATATCTATTGCCGATATCTTGTGTATAATGCCCTGTTTCTTCGTCGTATTTTCTTTCGTTTACCTGTACCTTATCTACCAACAACGGATCTTGTCGTCGGTTACTAGCCATTGTAATATCTTTGACAATACAGGAAATAAAAGGTGTACTTAATACTTTGTTTTCGCTGTTACCTCTAACAACGGTTTCTGCAATTCTGGATGGATCTCCGTATCTACAAGGAACCCTACGTAAATCCGGGGCACTCTCTGACCCGAAATTAACATAAAAATTACTGAATGCTCTAATAAATTGTAGTCTATATTGTCTAAGCTGACCAGCGAAAAAATAATTCATAGTGCAATATTTACCGTTCATAAATATCGTCATGACAGCAAGCTACATTTATATTATCGGAGGAGAAGCGCCTCCATATAAAGTTGGTATTAGTAAAGACCCTAAACGCAGGTTAAAAGCGTTACAAACTGGGCATCCGCATGTATTAAAAATACATGCATTAAAAGAAACAACGGTTTCTAAAGTTAAACAATTAGAAACAATCATACATCGTAACATTGACAATTATAAAACACACGGTGAGTGGTTTGATTTAGATCTTGATAAGATTCTATTAGAAGTAGAGTTTGCACTAATAAGATACGAAGACGATCCTATGCTGCACTGTCTAGCTAAAGATAGAGTATTGTTTAATCGTTTTAGATAATATCTGGATCTAGTTTAGGTTTAATAGCTTTACGTATATTTTGACGTTCTGGCTGAGTACTCTTATCATCTAATGTAGTAGTATTTGTATTATTAATAAACGATTCTAATACACGATTAGCTGGCGACCAACTTGCTCTCCAGTTAACTTCGGTTCTAACCCATTTATGTTCTTCTCTGCGATATAGTACACTAGGGCTAAAGTCAGTTCTCAAGAAATAATCTCCTATTTCGGGAGTAAGTGGGAATGTAATACCGTTGTTAACTGGTTTACTATTATTTGGTGGAATTCCATCACCAGACCATATACTTACAGGCTTGTTTAAATCGCCTGCTAGAACATAAAAATGTGCACCTTGGAAGTTACGGAATGGCACTTCTGTTTCTGCTTCATTAAGAATTGCATCATTGATGGCAATTTCTTGATTATAGGTACTAAGTAGATCTTGCAATGTAATATTGTTACCACTACCGTCTGGGTTTGGAATGGGATCACCGCTTGCATCTGTCGCATCTTGTCCGAGGATATCTTTAAATTCCTGACTATCTGTAATTGGCTGACATTTAATACGCCAAATATGCGGCCACCAAGTTGGACTGTACCCTTCTGCCGGACGAGTACCTTCTTCTACAACATAATACTTGCTTACAGCGTAAGGAATACCTGTAACAAGATCATCGCGTTGATGCAATAGCTCTATAACATCGCCGCTCATTAATCTACGACCTAATATATCAACCATATTATTCATATGAAACGTGATGAATATGGTTTCGTTTGTTAAAAATAAACCAAACTGACGTAGATCGAATTCTGTATCTGAAACTTGATAATGTCCTTTGAGACTATAAATGTCTGGATCATACTTACGTTCTCTAATTTCCATGTTTAAAGGATCTTGTATTGTAAGATCAGTAGTTTCACCAGTTAAGTCTAAGTTAACTTGATTAGAATTTGCTGCAAGATTACCAGCATTTGCAGGACCTAGGTATAAGTGTACCCAGAACTCAGTACCACCAACGCGGTACTGTTCTCCTACGAGTCTATCAATTAATTTGTAATCGTTGGTCTTTTGATTAAGACCTTTCCAAAGTGTAAGTGGCGGCATATCAGTATTTATGGTGGTTTCAGTAAATATGGTTAGCAGTTATTAAAAGGAGAAGTTCTATGGCAAATACAGATTCATTCCTATTCTCAGACTACTGGCCACAACCTGCGGCAGGTTCATTAGTAGTGGTTGACTACGGCATTACAGCAGGATTACACCTTATTAGCATATTCAGTTATAATGACGGCAAGATATGGTATCAAGATGATTATACTGATAACAAATGGACAGCAACTTGGGTTAACAACTATCACTATATAGATAGCACAGGCAAAGACTGGGGCATTAGAGAAATAGCAGATTGGTACCCAGCATCCGGTTGGCCACAAAAAATGTTCAGCTCAATCAAAACAACAGCATTTTGTAAAGGATACGAAATCTTTTGGGGTGGCAGACAAAAGGTAGGTGATGTAATTGATGCACCTATTAAGATTGATCCCCTCAAGTCTAGCTTTCCAACATGGGGATCAACAGGACGTCAGGTTGTTAAATTTGTCGGACGCTATGACACTATGACTCTTACTGATAAGAGTGCAACATATACAGATGTTATAGAAGTAACTTACGACCAAACATTTGGATCAAAGACAGCAGGTGCTCGTTATTGGTATGCTAAAGGTGTAGGTATTGTACAGATGCAGTGGAGAGGTAATGCGGTTGATGTTGGTGATATCTTACCCTGTAAAGTTAGTACAGTAAAAGGGTATATTAATAAAGACCGTTATCCAGTTTTGGCTTAAAATTGGTTGACAGTACACAGTAATGTGCTACTATACACATTGTTAATAGGGAGCAAACGATGCAAAACGACATACGAGATGCTAGTACAGTTGTATACAATCATGATCGTATTGCTAAACTTCGCGCTGCTTGGGGAGACGGCTGGCATAGTGCTAGGGAGTTGTTTATAAACGGTAACGAACCGAATGTAAACGATGCTCCTCGTGAAAACTTCGAAGATCTTGTTAGCTTTGACAATGTAAACGATAAAGCTTACCCTGTGTTATTGTATACAAATGGTGATGAAATGGTCGGATGGTACGACCTTGAAAACATGTATGGGTATGCTACTGTACACAGCCGCTAAACGTATGTAAACATAGCAGAAACGGTTGACAAATCAGCTGTTTCTGCTATACTCTTATTATGAGTAAGGAGCATATCATGGCTACAGAAACAAAAGTCAAAGATTTTGGCGTAGACTTTTCCGAGATTAGTTCAAGCAATGAGAATCATACCCGTGCATGGCAGCTTGGTATGGATACCGCCCGGCTTGAAATTGATAATGCTACACTGAAACGTGAGTTTTTAGTCTGGGCAGAAGTTCATGAAGTACCTGATGTTGATCATTTTGGTCTACTTCCGGATCATCGCTTCCTTACAATTGGACGCATGGCATGGTTGATGAACAACGGAGCCGAGGTTCCGGAGCAGTGGGCAGAGTTTCTTGCTCGAGAAATGGATAAGTTACGTGGTTTTACCGTTGAAGCTGCGGTAGCTAAAGAAGAAGATGGGCATATCCCGCTTACAAATGATGCTCGCAAGATCATCCAATACGTTAATCTTTACAGCTATATTGATGCAGTATGCACCAAGTTCAAGGATGACTTGGACGAGCTAGAGCAGACTGTTATTAAGCGTATCAAGGACACTGAGCCTGCACAGGCTATGCTCAAGAAGCTGTTCTCTCACTACAAAGAGAATTTGGACGATGCTCTTAAGGAGCGCGAAAACGAGTTAGTCGAAGCTACTGTTAAACCGCTGGTCACTGTTGTAAATGTTCTTGCAGCGTCCACGGGCAATGCCAAGGCAATGGCTGCTGTTAAGAAGAAGGTTGGTGCTAGAGCTGCAAAAGCCGCTAGCAAGGCTACTGTTAAGATTGTAGACGATAATACCAATATTGTCGGACTTAGCCCTGTGCTGATTGTTGGTAATACTGCTGCACTGGTCTATAACACTAAGAATCGCAAGGCAATGGTGTATATTGCCAAAGAAGGCGAAACACTTGGTATCAAAGGCACGTACATTACCGGCTTTGATGAAACAGCTAGTTTTGGTAAGACTTTACGCAAGCCAAAAGATACGTTCACTAGAGGTTTGCCAAACTTAAAGCGTGTTCAGCAGGTGCTCGGAGACTATATTGCCGGTAAGCGACACGAATGCAATGGCAAGTTGAACAAAGAAACTATCATTGTTAAAGTGTTTAAGTAAGAGAACACTACACTTACTATACTTCCAATACCAACAAAGTGCCTCACAATGTTTATAAATATTGTGAGGTATAAACAATGACACCAGCAAGACAACAAATAATAGACGAAGTTAAATTAATGATGGGCGGCGGAATGGTCGATATCGAACTCGACCCAGAACACTATCAGCAAGCTGTTAAACTAGCATTTGACAGATATAGACAGCGTAGTGGTAACAGTTCCGAAGAATCACATATGTTTCTTAATCTAATATATGAGCAAACAGATTATACTCTTCCGGATGAAATCGTTTCAGTAAGAACTATATTTAGAAGAGGACTAGGCGAGACTACTGGTGGTACTCAGCTAGATCCATTCTCACTAGCATATACCAATTTATACCTTTTACAAGCTGGTGCAGGTGGCGGTTATACTGCCGGCTTATTAACCTACGAATTGTTCTGGCAGTATATGCGTCAAGCAGGACGTATGTTTGGACGTGACATTAATTATACCTTTGATAATGTTACAAAAAAATTGAGTATAATTAGAAAACCAACCGGTGGTGAAGCAGTTGTGCTTTGGGTATATAAATTCAAACCAGACGAAACTATTATTGCAGATCCTATGGCTCGTCCTTGGATTAGAGATTACACTTTAGCTTGGTGTAAAATGATGCTCGGAGAAGCATATAGTAAGTTTAACACTGTTATCGGACCACAAGGCGGAACCACTCTTAAAGGCGATGCACTAAAAGCAGAAGCTAAAGAAATTATTGATAGATTGGAAAAAGAAATCGATCAATATGTTGATGCTGCAATGCCTCTAGGTATTATTATCGGTTGATTTATTTTAGCATATATGCTACTCTTAATCATAGCATTAAGAGGAGTTGAACATGCTTGAAGATAATACCAAAGACAAGTACACCGGTATGCGTGAATTTGAATTTGCTCTAAGTGCAAATGTTTATATTTGTGCTGTTGCAGGTGCAGTTCTAGGCGCTGTATTAGCCTATTGGCTAACTGATCAAATTGAAATCGTAGCCGCTGCTTCGATTGTATTTTGCCTTCTTTCTGGCATCTTTGGAATGTTTGTTTAACAGGAGAACTTATGGATAGGGATCTAGCAGTTTATGTTCTGGTTAGAAATGATCTGCCAAGCATGAATCCTGGTAAAGCTATGGCTCAGGTACATCATGCCGGTGTTCAGCTAGTTAACAAATACCTCAACGGGTATGATAGCCCTCTTGTAAAAGAGTATATCGAAACCGGCAAAACACAAGGTGCAGACAACTTTAATACAACACTTGTGCTGTCTGCTACGCTTAAACAGATTGAAAATGTGCTCAGTATTGGTAGGCTGCTACATGCAGTTTGTGATACAGTGCTAGATCCCAGCTATCCATTCTTTGTAGAGCCTGAACTAGTACCTTTTGTAGAAAAAGATACAACCGTGTCTAGAGTAGGTCCTGTAGGCGACAAAGAACTGTTTGTACGTCCAGAAGTTACTTGCGGATGGATTCTAATGGATCGAAACGATCCTATTATGCGGAGTCTTGTGGGAGCGATGCCTCTGCATCCATAACATATAGAGAGTTAATTGCTGCTAACCCAGCGTCAGTTAACTCTCTAGAACCTATACCTGCATATACGCCCTGCGGACACGGCGGCGTTTGTATTTTTGTCCAACTTCTATTCCATTGAAACCATTGATCAGATTTTTGATCAAAAAGGTATAAGTGACAGTTATCAAAAGGTTCTCGATCGTACAAAAACCGATCTGCGTATAGTTGAATTGCCCATGCTGTTCCACCGAAAACTTTCATCATACTAGAATCGTCAGTAAAACTTGAAACCGCATATACACTTTGACTCCATTTAACTTGAAAGTAGTTTCTACGAAGTAGATTATTGGTATGTTCGCTACTAGCAGGGAATGTGCGAACAATACTTTTATTAGCTCTAATAAGAAATGGATCAGCTTCTTTTAACTGCTCGTCAGTTAATGCATAAACATTATTTTTAAGTTTAACTTTATGGCCGTTAAACGACCAGTGGACAACTTGATGTCCTGCTTTGTGTGCAGCCTTACCAAATGCAGTATCTGCACCAGCAGCGCCGCCACTTAGAAGAATGTCACCTGATGTTATTTCAATGTTGTTAAGCATTTGTCAGTGGCCTTGTATAAATCTTTAATTGTTTTGTCGTTTACGATTTCAGCATCTACCGGAGTTCCGATCCATGCCCATTCGCTTAGATGAACATCGGAGTAATGCTTTGTCATGTCATAGCTAAGGTTTTTGTTTTGACTTAGAGCAGCATCATACCATTCTGGTAGCTCAGGCTTTCTCACCCAAATGATCTTACCACCTAGTTCTCTAAGTAGGTTAACTTCATTTGGAAAGCGAGCATCTGTTATGACAACAGGGCCTTGATGATCTACAATTTGCTTTTCAACACTCCAAGTCCAAATGTTTGTATTAAAGTGCATTCGCATAACATCTGTACCAATATATTGTAATGCCCATCTTGGTGTAACAGGGCGCCCTAATTTCTTACTCCACCATGGGTCAACTTGTTCTCGCCATTCTCTACCTTCTGGTGTGTCGCCTTCGAGTAAATCTCGAGGCCATCGAAACATAGAAGCAACAGTATCTTTTAGAGTTTTGGCGAAACTAGTTTCCATATATCCGTGATTTTCAACAAGATATTGTCCAACAGTTCCTTTGCCGCTACCAATAAATCCAACAATACCAATTATATTCATTTATAGTCCTTCAGTGTTCATTATATGTTACAACCTTGTTAGATAATATTACAACATTAAGTATATGGTTAACCGTAAAAAACACATATAAAATCGGGTTCTGTATAAATAATCAAGCATACAAAATATTAGATTGAGAGGTATCGTATGGTCAAAACTTTAGTATCACCAGGCGTATCAGTATCACTCACTGATGAAAGTTTTTACGCCACAGCAGGCGTTGGAACTATTCCATTGATTGTTATTGCAACAGCCGAAAATAAAATTCAACCAGGTAGCACTACCGCACTAGCAAGTGGTACTGTTAAATCAGATGCTGGAAATCTTCGTTTAATTACAAGTCAACGAGATGCTATCCAGACTTACGGTACTCCAAAATTTTATACTGTCGGCGGAACTCCACAGTATGATAATGAATTAAATGAATTAGGTTTATTTGCTCTTTATGACTATTTGGGTATTGCAAATAGTGCATACGTATTAAGAGCCGATGTTGATTTAGATCAACTAGCACCAAGTA